CGTGTATCCTTTTTTCTTCATGTAGCACTGCAAGCCTTTTAGCTTCTTCCAAAACAGGAAGCTCCCGTAAAATGTCAAAGCAAGCAAAAAAGCCAGCACGATGATCACGGCGATTGCGATTGCCATTTTCCTCACCCCCTTTCTCTCGTTTGCATTGTCGCATTTATGCGACTATTGCGCCAAAAAAATATTTACGGCTTCCTCTTTGCTCAAACCCAGAGCGTCACAAAGGCCATGCACATCTCCAATCCGGAGCTTTCCGGTCTTCATCCTGCGGTACAAAGTGGCACGGTCTACTCCAATCTCTTTTGCCAACGCCTCAACCGTCGTCTCTTCTTCTTTGATCCGCATCTGCAGCGCCTGGGTGTCGATGTGATACATTTATCTTCACCTCCCCTAAAAAATCGCGGAAATGCGACTTTCTACGCTGACTATAGCGGATGCAGCGTAACTTGTCAAGTAGGAAATCTTATTATTGCGAATATTTTTGTTGCAAATTTGCGATAGTCGTGCTATGATACCCCCGCCGGAGGTGATTGCTATGACAACAGGGCAGCGAATCAAAGCCAGGCGTAAAGCGCTCGGCCTTAACGCGGACAAGCTGGCTGAAATGGTCGGTGTCTCCCGCTCCACCATTTTCCGCTATGAGAAAGGTGATATTGAAAAAATCCCCATGGATGTGCTTGCGCCCTTCGCCAACGCGCTGAGCACTTCTGTCAGTTATTTAATGGGCTGGACCGACGATGCTTCTTCTCTTTCCGCCGGTCTCCCTAAAGAGGGCATTGCGTACAAGCAGACTGGCATGGCCCCCGTCCTTGGAACAATCCCTGCCGGTGTCCCGGTTTTGGCCGTCCAAAATATTGAGGCTTACGAGCCTGTTGACGTGCCAGACCCGGAAAACGTCTTTTGGCTTCGTGTTTCTGGCGAGTCCATGTCTGGGGCTGGCATCCACAGCGGCGACCTGGCTTTGATCCGAATGCAGCCCTGCGCTGAGAACGGCCAGATCGTTGCCTGCCGGGTGAACGGCGACGAGGCTACCCTCAAGCGATTCAAGCGCCAGGGCGATGTGATTGTCTTACTTCCTGAGAACAGCGACTTCGAGCCGCGTATCGTCAGCGTCAAAGACTTCGAGGCCGGCGAAGCTGAAGTCATTGGCGTACTGCTTGAAATCAAGCGGAAGTACTAAGGAGGTAATCCATGTACGACCATTTAATCTCCCGCGTTGCTGGTGTTACTTTTTGCAACGATGACGGTACCAGCCGCCAGGCCGTCTTAAAGCGCCTTTCCGAAAAGCATCCTGACGGTTACTTTGTGACCTTAGAGCCGTATCTATATGAGGACGAGACCGCCTGCCGTGTCTTGTGTGATGGTACTTGTGTCGGGAATGTCCCGAAGGACAAAGTGCATGATGTTATGTCTATCTGGGAAGATATAAAAGCTGTTACAATCCACGCCGAATCCTTTGAAAACGATGAAGAAGAAACAATCTACCGCGCCGACCTAGTCATTCTGTATGGTGACGATATCCCCGAAGGCGCTCCAACCGCCGTTTGCCGCATCTGCGGCCATAAGACAACCTACAGTGGATCCTCCTGTATTCGCTGCGGCGCACCGATTGTTCGGACTGGCTTCCCGGTTTTCGCCCAGAGCTGGCCGGTTCCGTTTGCCGCCTGCTTTGCCGGCTTCGCCCTCCTGCAACTCTCCAGGGGAACTTGGGCTGGAGTTTTTGTTATGGCGACTCTGACTTTGCTGCTTGCAGCGCTGGCCGTTTTGGCGAAAGTGGGTCGCAAAAAGAAAAACGCCTGTGCTTTTGTCCGGGTTCCGTTCTGCTTCCGGGCGTGGTATGTGCTGTTTTTAATCCCCGTGGCGTGCCTGGCTCTTTTTGTGGCAGACATGAGAATGTAAAAAATCCCCCGCCGGTTGCAGCATCAGCGGGGAATTGCCCGCCCCGCGGCGCCTGCCGCGCAAACTACGCAGGAAATTACCCACCCCGCGCCGGGCCTGCCCTGGACTGTCTGGGACGACTCCGTCCATGCGGCCGCCGGGCAGGCGGACCGGATGCGCCGCGCCGCTGAAGAGGGTATACAGGTGACCGAGCTCCCCGGCGGCGGTTGGCTGGCGTCCGGGGCCTCCGGATCCGCCTACCATGTTTCCTTTGACGGCTGTGACTGCGCCGATTTCTCCCGCCGTCATATTCCGTGCAAGCACATGTATGCGCTGGCTATGGAGATTGCCGGATTTGACCCAACTCCATATCTGACCTCGGCGCCATCCTCCCTGGCGCGATGGCAGGATGCCGTGTACTACCTGGAACAGATGACGGACGAGGATCAGCAGACCGTGCAGCAGCTCCTGTATCAGTCCCTCTACCACCCGGAGAGCAAGCCGCTGATCGTTGACGCTACCCAGCGTCCCGGCCTGATCGTATGTCCGCTGCTGGACCATGTCCCGCTGACGGTCCTGGAGAAACTGGGCCGGATGACCAAGGACGGGATCTTCGCCCTGGCCGCTGAGTCCGCCGTGGATACAATCCCATCGAAAAGCATCAAGAAAGCCGATCTTGTCGCCTGGGCCGCTGAGAGCGTCCCGGACATAAGCGCCCGGCTCCCAGGGCTGGAGGTTGTCACCTTCGCCCGGCCCGAGAGCGGGAGGCGAAAACTGTACTCCTATTTGCTGCGCAAGTATGACATCGACCTAGTCTATGACCACCGCAGGGATGTGGATGTGTCAGCTCCGCACGGTGCCAGGTATGAGTTTCGCGTCGGCTGGGTTCTGCCGGATGACGATATTTCTCAGCTGCTCCGGCTGTATGGCCATGACCGGACCGGCGAGCTGGCCGAGCTCAACGGCCAACAAAACAAAAAAATCCCCCGCCGGTGTTGGCGCACCAGCGGGGGATGAAGAAAGGCCCCGGCCTGTCGGGTCGGGATGAAAAAAGAAATGAGGAACTGCTATGAAACAACAGATACAAAGCAGAGTTTATATAGACGAAGCGGGTGACTTAGGAGCAAACCGTGGAACACAATGGTTCGTTTTGACCGCTGTTATTGTTGACACATCTGATGAGCCGTACATTCGGCAGGTTATGCAAAATATAAAATATAAATTCAACTATCAAACAATTCATTGGAGAAAAATAAAAGAATTCAACAAACGAGCGTTCATCGTTTCTAAACTTAGTAGTTGCAGTTTTACATATATCAACATTCTTTTTGATACAACAAAATACGATATACAGAAAATCGGCTCAACCGAAATTGCATATAACTATTTATGTAAATTGCTTCTTGAGCGTGTTTCCTGGTTCATGAATGATACAAACCGGATAGGTGAGATAGTGCTGTCAAGTCGTGGTACATCAAAAGATCAAGATTTAATTGATTATATTACAAAGAAGCTACTACCATATAACAACAATAATATAGAAAGCCATGTTTTCGCATCAGTCTATGCTAAATCTGCTTCATCATGGGATATGCTACAACTTGCGGATGTTTGTGCAACAACTATCTTCAACCAGCATGAACGTGACTGGCTTGGCTTTGTGACTCCTTGCCACTCTATGAAACTAAAGAATAAACTCTTCTCTCGCAGAGGAAAAATTTTGACATATGGTGTTAAGTATTTCTCAGACGATATGATGCCCCAGAAGTCCTATTTTTTGACAAACCGGTTTTGCTCAACCCAGACATAAAAAGAGAGAAACCCCCGGCGTGACTTCCACATGTCTAGCATGCTGGTAAAACACCCTCACGAAGTCCGGCGACGTTTCTCTCTATTGTTTAATATAATATATTAACTTATAAATGTCAATATAGCAATTCAAATTTTGTCTCTTGACAAGAAAAAAAAGCTACCTGTGTGCTTATATATCTTCCTCTTGAACAAATCTCTGACCGAGGTGTTGGAACGCATCCGCAGCCGTATAATTCCAAGGAGGTGACCCCATGCCCGTGAAGATCGGGGCGGCATACATCCGCGTGTCCAGCGACGACCAGCTGGAGTACAGCCCAGACAGCCAGCTGAAGGTGATCCGGGAGCATGCCCAGCGGGAGGGCTATCTGATCCCGGACGAGTATGTCTACCAGGATGACGGGATCAGCGGGAAGTCCGCCTCCAAGCGCCCAGCCTTCCGGCTGATGATCGCCACGGCCAAGGAAGCCGCGCCGCCCTTCGATACGATCTATGTGTGGAAGTACAGCCGCTTCGCCCGCAACCAGGAAGAGGCGATCATGTACAAAAATCTGCTGAAAAAGCAGGGCGTGACGGTGAAAAGCATCTCCGAGCCCTCCAGCGACAGCCCCTTCGCCTCCCTGATTGAGCGGATCATTGAGTGGATGGACGAGTACTACTTAATCAACCTGTCCAGCGAGGTCCGCCGGGGCATGGCGGAAAAGGCCGCCCGGGGCGAGGCCATGGGCACCGCCCCCTACGGCTATACCGTGAAGGACAAAACCTTCGTTCCCAACGACTGCGCCGACACGGTGCGCTACATCTTCGCCGCGTTCCTGGCCGGGAAGGGCTCCCGGGCTCTTGCCCAGGAGCTGGGCGAGAAGGGCGTCCGCACCCGGCGGGGCAACCTGCCGGACAACCGCTGGGTGCATTACATCCTCACGAACCCCGCCTACATCGGCAAGATCCGCTGGAGCACGGAGGGCCACGCCAACTATGACAGGGCCAACTATGCCGGGGAAAACGTCCTGCTGGTGGATGGGCTGCACCCGCCCATTGTCGATCAGGCCACCTGGGACGCGGTGCAGGAAAAGCTGGCCGGCGCAGCTGAGGTGAAGTACGTCCGCCGGGAGAACCCCCGGCTCTATATGCTCAAGGGCCTGCTCCGCTGCGATTGCTGCGGCTCCACCCTCACCTACCAGTCCACGAAAACGCCTTCCCTCCAGTGCTACAAATACGCCCGGGGGCAGTGCCATGTGTCCCACGCCATTGCCATCTCGAAGGCCAACGCCACGGTGCTTGCCGCCCTGGAGCAGATCCTGGAGGCCCGGGCTTTCACTTTCGCGCCGAAGCCGCCGAAAAAGGGGCGGGTGGTGCATGAGTGGGATAAGCTGATCGCCTCGGAGTCGGCGAAGCTGGCCCGGGCCAAGGCTGCCCTTCTGGACGGGGCCTTCACCCCGGAGGAGTACAAAGCCGCCAAGGCCGAGATCACGGACACCCTGGAACGCCTGGAGGCCGGCAAGGCCGCCGAAGCCGCCGAGGACGGCGCCCCCGTGGACCTGGACGCCTATGCAAAGGCCGTTGCCGACGTTCTGGCGCTGGTGAAGTCCCCGGATGTCTCCGAGGAGGCCAAGTGCGAAGCCCTCCACTCCATCCTGGAAAAAGTCGTCTTCGTCAAGGCCGCCCAGCGCTTCGATTTCTTTTTTAAGCCGTAATCATATCTTTTTGGAGTATGGAGGTCCATCCTCCAAAAAGATATAACATAGAGGAGCCGAATCAGGGGAACCGAGTCACTTCGGTTCCCCTCTACTATATAGCATCAATAATGTCTTGCAGCGGTAGCCCCACCTACTTTACAGCCTAAAGCTAAGTACTCTCATCATATAGTATAGGCTTTCTGTCTTCACATCGAAACTGGCAGCGACATCTGGTATTTTCGCTACTTTACTCTTTTGCATAGGTGACAGCCCGCCATTTGGCTTTTCAAAAGTAATAATCGTGAAACCAATGGCCGCTGCAGCCGCAATAATCCACGGATCTGCAGCACCTTCCTTCGACCACTCGTGCAATGCGGTCTCCTTATAGCATGGATTGTCTGCAACCGATTGTAAAACTAAACTATATTGCGAGACAATATTCTCTTCCCTATGATCAATATAACAACCTATTTCTAGCTGCTCAGCCCATCTCTTTAATGAATCATTTCCGTTTTGCAGCTCCTTTTTTACAACATCTAAGATTGCAACCGAGCCATCTTTAATACTCCGTTCCATCTGTTCCCAAAAGCTATGGGCAAAATCAAATGGATAATAGGTTTGATGAGGAGTGATAAGTGAATTAGAATCGATTAAAAACAATTCTTGGCTCACGTTCCCACACCCCCCGCTTTTTCAATTAAGGTTGCAAATGTTGTTCGATTTGTGTTCGTCAACCTAAATGCATCGCTATATAAAGTCTTCCCTTCAGATACGCTTCCGGCTAGCATGCCCAAGAATCTTTGATCAATGCGACTAGAGATATTATTATAATAATCCCCGCCGCTTCTATTTTTTGTTTTGTTATACTGCTTGATTGCCGCATTGGCGATTTTTAGATACAAATCTCTATCAATTCTCTTGTTATCCAGCGCTCTCCTTGCTACAACTGTTGTCCCACAACGGAATTGTTTTGCAAGAGCTTCTATGGCATCTTCGATGCCAAGGTCTTGGGTTGTGGTGTCCCACTGCTGTAAAAACTCTGCTTGTGGAACCAATACTTCGGCAGCGGCTGCATTACAAACTGTTTCAGTTTGTTTTACAAACCCAGAATCGCTGATTCGATCATTATATAAATCGTTCTGCCCTATGCAGATATGAGCAAACTCATGCAACAAAGAGAATAAGCGGCCATTATAAGAATCCGTCGCATTAATAAATATCAACGGTGCATACGAATCAACTATCGAAAAGGCCCGAAACTCAGAAATACTAAGTTTCCGATGTGTGTTATTTCCAACTATTCCGCTCATCATTACAATCACGCCTGCGTTACTTATAGCATTACGCAACAGCTTAAAAGAATCATTTGCGGAAGTACTGTCTCTATACCAATCAATCCCAAACTCCAACATTTTTCTAATATGCGCAGCAAGGATCTCAGGGCGTGTTTCTCCTTCCATACTTCCAACGACATCAATTGTAGTGCGACCCTCAGATACCAGGTGTTCCTTCATCCAGTCTTGGATCATTTCCATGTCATGCATAGTCTCAATCAGATTTCTGCTTGGCTTGTCATAATTCTTACTGTCTACTGTCCTATATTCCACGAAGGACAAATCTTCAACAGGTGGACGTTTTAAAAAGAAATATCCAAGAGGTATACCCGTCGCTTTGCTCGCCTTTTCTATTTGATTAAAGGTCGGTGTCTTCTCACCAGCGGCCCACTGATATAGATCACTAAGGACCTTTGTTGGGAGCTGTTCGCTCCCAATTTGCGCCATAATCCAATTGAGGACATCAGCGGAAATATCAATCCTTGTCTGCATTATGGCACCTCCTAAATCATTGTTTGCATCAGTTCAACATTAGTTATTATATCACGGGTGTCCGTTTGCGTGCAATACGTTTGAAAAAATAAAAACAGGGGGAGCCGGATCACTCCGGCTCCCCTTCGCACACCGGGGGCGGTGCCCCCTAACATGATATCATTTCCCGTCGTCCAGATCCTCGATCCGGCACAGGCCGGCCAGGTCCAGGGTCCGCTCGCACATAATGGCCACCTCCTGCCGGGTGCAGTAGCCCAGGGGCCGGGTGCCGTCGGTGATGCCGTCGGCGATGGCCGCGCCCATCTCCGCCCGGGCCCAGTCACTTGGCTGGGTATCCGCGCCGATGAGCAGCGCTTTCACCGCCTCGATGGTCTCCCGCTTGGCTTCGGCCTTGGCTTCCTCGATGAGCTTCTGAACGTCTTCTTTCGTCATTTCTTTCACTTCCTCCGGCCACAGGCCGTAATACTGGTCCAGGTCCACGTCCCCGGTGATCCCCGGGACCCGGCCCTTGCTGCTGTACTGCCACATGATGTAGTCTCCGGTGTAGTCGCACTGCCGGTTCCACTGGGCGCACCAGATGGGCGGATTGCCGCAGGCGGCCACGTCCACGATACTGCCCAGCCAGCTCAGAGCGGTATAGATGCCCGCCCCCGGACAGGCTTTCACAAAGGCCGCGCAGATGGGCGTCAGGTTGGCCCTGGTCAGCTTCAGGCCGTGCTTCGTCTTATAGTCGTCCGCGTCCTCCATGTCGAACCAGACGCCCAGAGGGATGTCTTTTCCGGCGGTCAGGGACCGCACCAGCGCCGCCTCCACCTGGGCGTCCGCCGGAGTCAGGGCGTAGCTGTAGTGATACACGCCGATCTTCAGCCCCGCGGCCCTGGCCCCGGTGTAGTTTTCCGCCCAGCGCTTGTCCATCCGGCTCTTGCCGCTGGAGCACCGGAGGATGGCGAAGTCATACCCCGCCGCCCGGACCTTTTCCCAGTCGATCACGCCGTTGTGCTCCGACACGTCCAGTCCCTGATAGATCTTAGTTTTCACGGCCGTCCTCCTCCCCCGCTGTTGGCGTCTGGGCCTCCCCGGCCTTGTCCACGGCGCTGCCGGCGGCGCGAATTGCCTTCTGGAACCACTTGGGTACCTTCGCCCCCATTTTCGCCGCGTTCTCCAGCACGCTCCCGGCCTCCGTGAGAATATACCAGGCCAGCACCAGGGGCAAAAACGCCCCCGGGTTCCGGAACCCGCCGAACAGCGGGATGACCGGAATGGCATAGACCAGCAGCTGGTCGGCCAGCAGCGCCACGATCACCGCCAGGATGGTGCCTGCCTTGTGGAACAGGCCCTCCCGAGCGAGCTTGCTGCTCCAGGTGCCGTTCTTTTTCGCTGCCAGGCTGCCGGAGACATAGTCCATGGCCATGAAGAGCGCCAGGAGGATCAGCATGATCCCCTTCCACCCCAGCAGCTCCCCCGCCGCCCCGAAAAAGGCGGTGAGGGCAATCTTGATTTGTAATGCTTTGTCGTGCATCTTTGTCCCTCCTTATACCGCCGTCTCGCCGGCGTAGGTCCCCGCTCCCGTGACGGGCAGGGTGATCGTCAGTTCGTTCGTCGAAGCCATCTTGTGGGATTCCTCCGAGCTGTCCGGCGATGTGCCCGCGGCAAAGATGAACGCTGCGTCCGCCGCCGTCTTGCCCAGCACCGCGGCAAAGGGCACGTTCAGGGCCAGCCCCGCCGTGTTCTGGATCGTCATGGCCTGGGTTGCCGCTGCCGCCGTGGCGGACTTGGCGACTTCGAACCGCCGCGTGATCCGGGAGTCGGAGAAGAACTCCGTGACGGTCAGCGCGGTGATCCCGGAGCCCGGATCGCTTGCCGTGTACCGGTTCTGCACATAGTTCACCGGCCCGCCGGTATAGAGGGCCACCATGTTGGCGGCAATGATCCCGTGGGCCGTGACGGAGGGATGTGCATGGTCGGAGTTGTACATGGACGCCGGGAACCAGCCCAGCATGGTATAGCACGGGACCCCCAGTTTCCGGATCTCCAGGGCGCAGTCCCGCAGATAGCCCAGCTGGTCCGTGTCCACGAAGATCTGGTTGTTCAGACACACCACGATCCGCGCATTGGGGAAGCCCGTCTGCAGCCGGGTGATGAGCGAAGCCCAGGCCAGCGCCACGTTCGCCGCCGTCCGGCCCGCCCGATAATCGTTCAGGCCCCCCACAAGGAAGATCATGGAGACCGTGTCATGGACATACGTCGTATCCTCGATGGCTGCGGCCACCTGCCCGCCGATGGTGCCATTCGCCCGGTAATCGTCCGAGCCGTACACGGACGCGCCGTTCTTGGCATAGTTCCGGATGTCCGACTTCACGGCCTTGGCGAAGTACGTCGGCCACTTTGTCGCCCCGGACGTGGCCTCATCCGCCCAGCTGTCGCCCAGGATCAGGACCGTCTCCCCGTTGTCCGGCATATCTATCTGGTTGACGATGCGCCAGCTGTTCCAGGAGGAATTGTCCCCGAACCGATAGGCGACTGTCGAGCCGGTCGCCGTGAGCCAGATCTGAATGAACCGGCTGGTATGGAAGGTCGTCGCCACGATCAGCCGGCCTGCCGCCGTCACAGGCAGGTTGGAAACCGAGTTGGCGATGGCCGTGGAGGTGATCTTGTAGTTGCCCGGCGTGCGGTAGCTGTTGATATCCGCGTCCTCCGGGATGGCGGTTGCATTCCCGGTCGCCAGGTCAAAGACCTTTGCCAGCCTGGTCCCCAGGGCCGCGGTATCTGCCGCTGCCTCCGCCGCGGTCTCCTCCGCCGCCGCTGCCGTCTCAACCGCTGCGGCTGCCGTTTCAGAAGCCGCCGCCGCTGCGTCAGCTGCCGCCGTCACGTCTGTCGTCCTGGCGAGTCTGTACCATGTGTTCCAGCCGCCGGAGCCCCGACTCCTGGAGTAGATCAGGTTCGAGTTTGTGATCAGGACCTGCAGGCAGTCCACGGCTGATGTCCCAACCAGCCTCTGTACCACCAATCGGTGGGCAACACTCACCGGGCAGTTGATCATCGTCCCTGCGTTTCCTGCAGATGAAACGCGGTAGGTCCCCGGCGTAGTCAGGCCGTCATAGTCCGTTTCATTTGCAATCTGGCTCACGCCTCCCAGGCTCCAGGCGTTTTTGACTGCCGTTCCCGTAGCTGCCGCATCTGCCGCCCGGCCTGAGACTTCCAGTGTAGCGTCGGTCTCATAGGCCGTAGAATTGTACACCCCGCCGGAGGCCCAGGCCGTGCCATCGTGGTAGTACCAGTTCCCGGCGGTATAGCCGGTCTCGCTGCCGGTATAGACGTAGATCAGACTGGTGTCCGTCATGGCCGCCGCCGTGGCCGCCGTCCGGGGTGCCCCGGCGAACAGCCGCGCCGCCGCCTCGGAGGCTGCAGCCGACTGGGCGCTTGTCTGAGCCGCCGTCCGGGCCGCCTCTGCGGCAGTCTTGGCCGCCTGCGTCGTCTCCTCGCTGGCCGCAGCCGCTGCAGCGCTGGCGGATGCCTCCCCCGCTTTGGCTGTTGCTGTCTGTGCCGCCGCGCCGACAGTAGCCGCCGATGCCGCGGCCTCGCCCGCTTTTGCTGTGGCAGTTTCCGCCGCGTCGGACGCGATTGAAGCAGAGGCCTCTGCTTCTGTTGCAGAATCCACCGCTCCGGCGGCGCTGCCCGCTGCCGCGGCGGCGCTGATGCCGGCCGCTGTAGCCTGTGCCAAAGCTGTGGCGGCCGATGCCTCCGCACTCTGCGCGCTTTGCTGGGCCACGGTCCGGGATGACCGGGCCGCTTCTTCGTCGCTCGCCGCGCTTTCTGCCGAGGCTTCCGCTGTGGCGGCGTTCCGCACGGCAGTGGCCGCCGCGTCGGATGCGGTAGAAGCAGACGCCTCCGCCTCGGCAGCAGAATCCGCCGCGCCGTCGGCGCTGCCTGCTGCCGCGATGGCGCTGCGCCCCGCAGCCGTCGCTTGGGACGTGGCTGTCGCAGCTGAAGCCTCCGCGCTCTGTGCGCTCTGCGCAGCTGCTGTCCGGGCCGCCTCGGCTGTCGTCCCGGCCGCCCTGGCAACCGCCTCGCTGGCCGCTGCGTCTGCCGCCCAGGCCCCCGCCTCTGCTGCACTTTCCGCAGCGCTCGCCTCTGAGGCTGCTGCCGCTGCGGCACTCAGAGCGGCAGCGTCCGCTTTCGCGTCTGCTGTGGCCTCCGCTTCCGCTGCCGTCTGTGCGCTGATCTGAGCTGCCGCCTTGGCGGCTTCTGCATCAGCCTGAGCGATCTGGGCCGCCTCGGCGCTGTCTGCGGCGCTGTCCTCCGCTTCGGAGGCCGTCCCGGCTGCCTCTTCGATCATCTGTGTCATGTGCTCCGCCCAGGTGACATAAGGCTCCGGCGGCCTTTGCCCCGGATCGGACGCGCTTGCGTACACCCGCGTCCGCCACGTCTGCGACTTGGCCAGTACGCCGTCCGCATAGTACTGCAGCTCGCAGGACCCGATGCCGGCCACGGCCGTGTCTTCGTCCGTCAGGTTCCAGTATACCCAGGTGTCGTCCGCCGTGACATCCACGTCGTACGGGAAAAGATCCGTTTCCCGCCGGACGGCCAGGGCGAAGCTCCCCTCTCCATACAGCTCCCGGTATTTTCCCGCCGGGAAGCGTACCTGCCGGGCCAGGTCCTCCCCCTGCCGCCCCAGGTGCAGGGTGCCGCTCCCCGCGATGATGATCTGCATGCCGTTTCCTCCCTTTAGGCCATAAGGCCATACTTTTTCAGAATTCCCACCACGTTGTTGAGCACGATCAGGTGGTTGCTGTCCGTCGCTCCGGTGTATCCCTGGTTGGCGCTGGCGGTCGACAGTGTCGGCTTGGTAATGGGCGCCACCCCGTGGAAGCCCAAATACCCGTTGGCCGCGCCGATTTTCAGGCCCGTATAGGCGCCGATGGCTGCCACCTGGTTGGCGTACTGGGTCTGCACATAGCTTTGATAATATGTGAGCGCACTGGTCCCCAGCGCATACGGCTGGGCACTTGACCCCGCGCTTTTCGGTACCAGAGCCGCAGAGGTCAGGCCGATTTCATAGGTCCCGCTTGTCAGGGCGCTCACGGTCTGGGCCGGCACCGCCGCCCACCCGCTTTCATAGTCCGCGCTGCCGGTCTTTGTCAGCACCTGCCCTGCGGCACCGCCGGACGGGATCCCGTGGGCCGCTTCTCCTGTTTGCCCCGGAGGCCCCACCACATACTCCGCTACATAAGTGCCGCTGTCCTTAAGGATCTTCACCCGGTCCCCGGCGTGAAAGACCACGGAGGTGTTGCACTTGTACCGCTTCTCGGTGGCCTCCTCCTGCCCGTCAAAGATCAGGGTCAGCCCATCCTCGAAGACTTCGCCGACGGTGGCAAAGTGAAATTCCGGCGCTTCCTCCGTCGCGGCCAAAACGGCCTCGAAAATTTCCTCATCCATATAGAACCCTCCTCAGTGTGTGGCGCATGAGCTGCCCCGCGCCAAGCGTCACGCTCCAGCCGGTCTCCTGGAAGATGCCCTGCAGGTCCCCCAGGTTGAGTCCCACCACGTCCCCCACGCCGTGCCCCGGCGTGATGGCCGTCTGGATCGTCACGGTCTCGCCGGTCAGCGCGGACTGGCTGCACAGCCTGGCCGCGTACTCCTCCAGGGCCGCCTGGCTGGCGATGTTGTCGATCTTGGACACCTGGACCACCCGCATCCCCCGCCGCAGCGTGGACAGGGGCGACTGCGGGTTGTCGTTGACTGCCGTTGCCGTCAGCGGCTCCTCCAGGTCCGGGTTGGAGCAGATCACCACAAAGACGTTGGGCTTTTCCCAGGCGTCCGTGGTCCAGCTCCGGTCCCGCCGGACGATTGAGGCCCGGCTGCCGCCGTCATACGTGTGCCGGATGTTGGCCGCCGTCAGCTCCGGCACCGGCTCCAGCACGGCGTAGCCGTTCGGATTGAACCATAGTTCGTTGTAGTTGATCTCCTTCAGCAGGGTGTTGACGATCTCCAGATAGGGTGTGCCTACGTCCCAGTCCTCCCGGTCCGTCTGCAGGGTCTGGCTGCTGGCGGTGGTCAGGGTCAGCTCCGCGCCGCAGGTGCGGAGCATGGCCTGTATCGTCTGGATGTAGCCCGCGCCGGCGGCCAGGTGCAGGATGCTCTCGGTGCGGCAGGCTTTGACGCTGTAGCACTTGTCATAGGCCTCCAGCCTGGCGACCCTGCCCTGGTCCGTGACGCTCTCGGTGACTGTGGCGACCCGGAACGCCCCGAACGGGAACTCCTCGCCGTCCTCGATCCAAAAAGGCCGCAGCTCGTCCGACAGCCAGTCCACCTCGTCGTCCGTCAGGATCTCTACGGTGCAGCTGCTCTTGATGTCCGCGTCGGCGTTCATGGTGATGCTGGGGGCGGATGTGCATTGCAGGCGTTTGAGCCGCACGCCATTGCGATAGGCGTAGGCGGCATAGCTGGTCTGTCTAATCAAGCGTGATCACATCCTCCCAGTTGATCTTCGAGATCTTCGCGGCGAAGGTCGTATACATGCAGCTCTCCGCCTTGTCCCAGGTGTCCAGCAGCCCCACCACGCTGTCTCCGTAAGGCGTCTTCAGGCACACCACCCGGCCCAGAAGGGCCTCGAAGGCCTTTGCTGCCTCCTTGTCCGCGAACGCCGTCTCGAAGCTGATGGCTCTGCTGTAGAACTCCGACAGCTCAGGGGTCGGATATGCCGCGCCAGTGAAATAGGTGCTGGCCGCCTGCCTGGACGCATAGGTCCTTGTGGTCTCCACCGCGTCCGTAGAGTAGCGCAGCGCCTGCCAGTCCCAGGTGTCCACCGGCGCGATCATCTTGCAGTCCACGGCCTGGGCGACGGTCACGGCGTTGGAGCGGGTATAGTAGTCGCTGCCGTCGTTGACGCCCACCACGGTATATGCCGCCTCACCCTGCAGCAGATTGTCTTCATAGCTGCCCGCATAGAACTCACACGTCATCTCAATGCCGGCTGCGCCCTCCGGCTCGAAGGTCCCGCCGCTCGTAGCGTGCGCCAGCAGCCGGATATACTGGCCTTTCTCTGCCTGTATGACGAGATCCGATGCGCTGTCCGCGCTGTAGGAGACCAGGGTCCCCTGGTTGTCGCTGTATAAAAAGTACCTGGCTTTCAGCCCGGCCGGGATCGTCAGCGTCCACAGCACGTCTGTGTCGATGGGGATGTATCCCGGCGTCCTGCATCGGGTCGTAGAGGACCCGTTTTTTCCGTCCTCGGTCTTGATCCCGCCCTGCTCCCATTCCAGTTCTGTCCGAAGCACCGTCTGGCCGGCCGGGGCCGCGGTCTTCCCGATCGGCAGGCCGTCCCGATAGACATAGAAGGCATCGTAGCTCCCCTGGGTCTGCCATGTCAGCCGCGCCGCGTAGTCCCCTGTCCCGTCCAGATATATGGCAGAGCCTGGACTGTTCGTCACCTGGAACCCTGCAGAGCCCCAGTCGCTCCATAGGCCGTATTCGTTCTGGATCCGCACCCGGGCCACATGCTGGCCGTTGTCCAGCAGCACCGGGGACCGGACTGCGCTGGCCGTGCCGAAGAGCATGCCGCTGTCATGGTCGTCGATCTGGTACTGATAAGCCTGCTGACCTGAGCCGGACCAGCGGAATGCTGCCCGGGGCGTGGCCGCTGTGATGGTCACGCCCGGCGCTGCCGGCGCCGTCACCACGGTGATCTGTGCTGCCTCGGACCAGGCCCCCGCTGCGGAGTCTGTGTTGTAGGTGCGGACTCGCCAATAGCTGGTCCCTGCCGTCAGGGTGCCGGCCGCCAGGGTGCCGCGCTGCTCTGCCGTGGTCTCGCTTTTCCTGGTGGTCCACGTCGTCCCGTCTGCGGAGGTCTGCAGGTCATAGCCTGTCTGCGCCGTGCCGGTGGAGATCACATGCCGCCACTGGAAAACGACCTCCTTGGATCCGTCCACCACTACGCCCTTGGGGCTGACGGGCTCAGCCGCGGACAGAGATTCCACGGTGTTGAGCGTCACCCAGTCGCTGGTCACGGTGCTGCCGTCGTCGCAGGTCACCGTCACCCGCCACTGTGGGCTGGAAGTAGTAAACGCGCCAGTCGGCAGGGTGTAGGACTGTGTCCCGCCGGAAACGGCCGCGCTGTTGATCGTCCCGCCGGCGCTGGCCCGCCACTGGAAAGTGGCTGATGTCTGAGCGAAGTCCGCCAGGCAGGGGAAGCTCTTGCCGATGGACCAGGAAAAGACGTTTTCCGCGGCCTTGGCCGCATAGCTCCCCTCGGAGGGGGACATTGCCTCCACCGTGGGCGTGGCCCTGCCGGAATAGGTCACTTCCAGCCGGGGCTTGAGGCTGGAGCTGGCAAGGCCCGTATATACGGCGCTTCGCTGGTTGTAGTAATTTGTTATGAGTATTCCATTTTGTAGCGTACTGTAATGAATGGTTTCCCCGTTGGTCGCCCCACTGCCCCCGAATGTGTACTTGCCAGCGCCCGTCGGGTAAGATATTACTGTCAGTTTTTTGTATGTCGCATTCGAATAGTTCGTCCCTTTGTGCGCCAGCGGAAGGTATATAAACACCTGCCCCCCGTCCGTTCCGCTCAGGTACAAAACCACATTGCTGACGTCCGCATACTTTACCGCGTCTGGGACTGCCCATTCAAAGTACAGATACGCCGCTCCCAGAGTGTCCGAGAATTCCAGTGTCTCTAATGCCTGTGTGATTTCTTCTCTGTAGTCTCTCGCGTAGCCGTACACCCTACACCCGCCCACCGGGTAAACGCTTGCCACTGCCATGCCTTACACCCCCATTCTCAGCCGGACCCGCTGGTTTTTCACGATCCGGATGATGTCGTTAAATTCCTGGACGTTGGCCGCGTCGATGTTGATATAGTACACATCTCCGCCCTGCTGCCTGGACTCCGAAGCGCTGACGACCTGACTGCCCGCCGGGAGCCAGGCCAGCTCCGGTCCGTTTTCGCCGACCCAGGTATAGCCGCCCCGCCAGTTGGCGGTACCGGCGGCGTTTCCCATAGCCGAGCTGATCCAGTTCCCGTTTTCATCTCTCCAGCCCTCGCTCAGGCTGGTGGTGCCGGTGTAGCTTCCCAGGCTGCTGTCCCAGCTGCTGCCCGAGTCCCTATACCGCGCCTGCTGCTGGTAGGACATCTGGCCTCTTGAGATGTTCCAGCCCATAGCCGTCGAAAAAGTGGACCAGTCCCAGGTGGTCAGCCCTTTTATCAGCCCGGCGGCGGCGCTCAGAGCATCCAGGAACGGGGCCAGCTTGTCCTGTATCCGCCGGATGCCGTTTTCAAAGTGCGTCGCGCCGTTGCTCTCCACCGCAGTCAGCTTGCTGATGAAGTCTGTCAGCTTGTTCACTACGTTTGTAATCGCCGGCGCCAGCTGCACGGCCAGCTTCTGCTTCGCAGCCTCCCAGGTCTTGGTCAGCCGCTGCTGGGCGTCGTCCACGTCGCTCAGGGCTTCCAGCTCCTCGCGGCTGAGGACATATCCCACGTTGTGGGCTTCCTGCGCGTACTTTTCCAGCTGCTGCCGCCCTGCGTTGATCAGCGGGTTCAGGTCCTGGGCGGACTTGCCCAGGATCGCCATGGCTGTGGCGTCCCGTTCTGTCTCGTTGGTCATCGCCCCCAGAGCGTCCAGCACGTCATAGAAGACATCTTCGCTTTTGCGCAGGCTGCCGTCCACGTTGCTGGTCACAGACACGCCCAGCTTTGCAAAGGCTTCTGCCTGGCTGGCGCTGCCCTCCGAGGCGGATTCCATGTTCCGCACCAGCTTGGTCATGGATCCGGTCATGGTGTCCACCGACACGTCCACCAGCTCCGCAGCATAGGCCCACTCCTGGAGGGTGTCGGAGGCGATGCCGTATTTTTGGCTGTCCGTCAGGATCTCGTCCGCGCTGGCCGCCGCATCCTGGGTCATGCTCACCAGGGCTTTCCCCAGCTTGACGGCAGCGGCGGTCACCGCGCCCACGGTCCCGGCAAAGGCCAGCATTTTCGGATCCAGGTTTCCTACCCCGTCCAGCGCCTTTTTCAGGCCGCCTGGCAGGTGTACGCCCACTTTGTCCGTCAGGGCGCTCACCGCGTCCCCCAGGCTTGCGGTCTTCTCCTTGGACTTGTCCTGGGTGTCCGTCAGGGCGTCCAGGTCCTTTTCCGTCTTTACTGCCGCCGTGTCCGCGTTGAGCATCTGGGTCTCCCAGCGGTTCGCGGTCTTGGCCGCATTGCTCTGGGCGCTGTCCAGCTGCTTCAGCTCGTCCTCCATGGCGGCCAGCTCCGCCTTGGCATCCTCCACGGTGCGCACATACTGCCCGGTTTCCTCGTCGATGATGTCAAAACTGTTGCCGTACTTCTCCATCTGCTCCCGCAAGGCGGCGATGGTCTCCCGCTGGGCGCTGGCGGCCTCGGCGGCCCGGTCAGACTGTTCCTTGAACTTTTCATAGGCCTCCCGGGCTTTGTCTACCTTTTCCCGCTGCTTCTCCAGCTGCTCGCTCAGCACCCGGGAGGTCTCGCTCAGGGCCTCGGCGCTGTCCTTCTGCCCGGCGTACCGGGCCTGAACGTTCTTGGCCTCCGCGTCCAGCACCTTCAGGTCGGAGTTGATGGCGGCCACGGCGTTTTTATACTCTTTGTCGCCCTCCAGGGCAAATCGTGTCCTGATCGTCGGCATGGGCTACCCCCTCCCGGTTTGGATGTACTCCAGCAGGGACCGCTTCGGCTCCGGCTGCGTCGCTTTTTTCGGCATGGCCGCCCCGGCGATC